CACTACACTACACTACCTATGCTATACTACACTACACTACACTATGCTATACTACTGTGTTGGTATGCATATGGGGTGCAGAGCTATTGCCGGCTATCGTGCAGGGCTTGACTCATTCCCAAAAAAATGCTATGTAGGAAATAAAGGCGCATATTGTCCGTTTCCTTATTAATAGACCCCCCTATGCCGTATTTATTTATTAGTGATTATACTAATTACCCTTCCCCAATATATGATATTTTTTTCAATCCTAAACTTTCTTGACAGAATATACAAAGCATTGTTTGGTATTAAAGTAAAAGGGGAAGAAGCAACATATACTTATATTAAAACTTCCCTGTCTGTCTGGGACACGAACGAAACACATCTGTTGAGTTCGCAGAAGAAACAGGCAGAAGAGGCTCTACAAGAAAATGGATAACGTAACTTGTTTAGGTCTTATGGCGATTGCCCCAATAGTGATACTGGGTTCTTTCGCATTGTGGGACTTCTTATTCAATAGAACAAATGGCAGGTAGAAAGAAACTAAGTCTGAAGCAAAAGAAGTGGGCGCAGGAGTTTGTCGTAAATAATGGGAACGCTACTCAAGCAGCAGTCGCCGCGTATCCGGATTCAAAGAGCCGTGGTATGGCAGCCGTCCTCGGATTTAAAAATGCGCATAATCCGGAAGTTATACAGGAAGTTGAGAAACTGATGGAAGAACAGAATATAACGGATGCGTATATGATGCGCAGATTAAAAGAAGGACTGGATGCGAATGTTGTTGCTTCCCACAAAGGCGAAGTTGTCCTGACGAAGATTCCGGATCTGATGGCCCGTTTCAAATACTGGGAAGCCGGGGCAAAAATCAAAAACTACTTTCCCGCTCAACAGACAGAATCAAGAAATTTGAATATTGACGTGCAATTAGAAAATATGCCAAAGGCCGAATTCGTACAAATGCTCAAAGAGTATTTAAAAGAAGTTAATCAAGATCTACAAAATGTCGATGTTAATAAAAAACCTATCGCTGGTGAATAAAGATGAGAGGAAGAAATACCTCAGAGATTTCGAGGGGGAACTCAAAAAACAACTCACTTGGACAGACTTCCTCCTCCGGCATTTGGAGAGGGTCAAACTCACAGCAGGAGAACAGAAGTTGCTCGAAATCCAGAAGGGCGTTGACGCCCAGACGGGCCAGAAAGAGTGGCTCGAAGGGCAGTTGATGACCATAGTTGATGATATAAAAGATCTGGAGGAAGATTCAAAGAATAAGAAAACAAAATGAATTCGATCCTCGCCTCTGCTCTATTCCGAAAACAAAGAAGGGACAAGGCAAGAGGTAGTCTCGAATTTTTTGCTGGCTACTACCTACCGCATATCCTAGAAGATGCTACCCCGTATTTCCACAAGGAGATTTATAATCTCCTCGGAACAGAAAATAGACTGTGTATTGCAGCTCCCCGTGGTTTTGCGAAGTCAACCATCACCCAGTTGATCTACGGACTGCACTGTTTGCTATATCAAGAGAACGCGGACATACTGACGATTTCTCAGAGTTCCTCTCTCGCAGAAGACTGGGTCAGGAAAATAAAATTCGAACTTGAGTCTAATGACCGAATCAAATCCGACTTTGGTGCTATACTGCAGTGGGGAGATAAAGACTCAAAGAGATGGACGGCCAATCATCTAATAATCCAGAAGGGGGAAAGGACATACTCTCAGATTCGGGCAAGAGGTAGGGGATGCCAAGTCCGTGGTTTGCGTCCGAGTATAGTTATCTGTGATGATCTGGAAGACGAAGAGATGGTTCGTTCGGAAGACCAGCGCAAATTCTTAAAAGAGTGGTTCTTGGGAGCGTTACTGAATGTCTTGAAACCAGATCAACAACTGATTGTTATAGGCACAATGCTCCATCCTTTAGCTCTACTGGGAGAGATTATTAATAAGAAAGAGCAATTCGGAGGATGGACTACCAGAAAGTATGTGGCTCTGACAGATGGCAAGAGTTTGTGGGAGGCACGTTATTCAGCCAAGGCGTTGCTACAGAGGAAACTGGAGATAGGCACATATGCCTTTGAATCTGAATTTCAGAATAATCCCATATCGTCTGATATATGTCTATGGAGACCGGACTGGGTTCTCAGATATGAAACCTTGCCGGAGATTAAGATTAAGTTTGCAGCTCTAGACCCCGCAGCATCAATTAAAGAGAGAGCAGATTATTCATCAATGACCTGTATGGGAGTCGGTACTGATGAAAAGATATATGAGATTGAAACATTAAAAGGGCGCTGGGGAACGTGGGATTTAATTGATAGAATAATCAAGTTCTACCTTAAACATAAACCCATTCGTTTCGGAATAGAGGAAATTGCCTTCCAGTCAATTATACGCCAAGTCTTATTAAGAGAAGCTAGAAACCAAGGTGTTGTTATTCCCGTAGAACCAATTACTCTCGGAAAGTACACCGGTAAAGAAAAGCAGAGAAGGTCGCCAAAAGACAAATACACCCGTGCTTTGTCTGTTATTCATTACTGGGAACAAGGTTTGGTCTACCTAAAGACCCCCGATCTGATTGACGAGTTATCTTTGTTCCCGACAGGAAGCCACGATGATTCTGTTGATTCCTGTGTCTGGTGTATGATGATGATTAAAAAATATGCACCATTGAGGGTGATGATAGAAAGTCCGAAACTACCACAGGAGATCCGGGGCTTTGAAGTTAAAGACAATACGATGCCCTGTTTAGCATCCATTGAGGAATTGTTTGCCGATCGGGGAACTGATTGGCGGATAGGACAATGAAAAAGAAAACAAAGGTCATAGGCAAATTTAACGGAAAAGTTAAGATGCAATGTCCTAATTGCGAGGAGAGTTTAATTGTCTTTCGCGGGTCAAACAGATGGTGTACTTGGTTTCGCGGAGAGTGTTTTACCTGCGGATACGAGTTTAAATTGAAAGATTTTGAATTCGACTTAGTGCAACCCGATTCTCCTTTCTTCGGATTGATTTATAAATATGATCCGGATAAACTGACGGCTGAGAAGAAAAAAGAATATGAGAAAATGGAACAAAGGAAAAAGGGAGAATTGGAGAAGAAATATTGGTTGGAACGATTCGATCCAACTCAAAAACATATAAGATCTGGGGCTGCCGAAAGGCGGACAATAGAAAGGGAGGTTTTAAGGGGGGATTAACTATTTAAAGGTTGGACAAAATATCCAAAACTAAGATTTAATGTTGATAATGGTATTTCTCTTTGTAAGGATTGTCATAATTTAACTAAAATAAAAAAATGAGTGCAGAATTTATACACGAGGATTTTCCAAAAGCATATAAAGCTCCGACTATGGATACTCCGGATGCCAATTTGATTTCCATAGCTTCGGCTTGGTTTCAAGAAAGTAAAAGGTATCATACTGAGCTTGAAAGAATCTGGAAACAGAATGAAGATTATTATAAAGGCAAACAGACCTTTATGGAACGAGTACCTGCCGATATGTCCAATACTGTTCAGAACCAGATATTTATGGGAATTGAAACTATAGTTCCCATTATAACTGCCAATCCTCCGCAGTTTATTGCAGAACCTCCGGAAGAATCCGATACTTCGGTTGAATATGCCGATGCACTTCAGAAAGTTCTTGGGATACACTACGAGACAAAAGATGTCAGGACTAACGGGGAAATGCTTGTCAGGCATATGCTTATTTATAGGTATGGTTGCTGGAAGGTTTATTGGGACGAAAGGGAAGACGATGTAGGTTTAAAAACTATCAGACCCCAGAGATTATATTTCCCGAAGGTTGCGACAGAATTACCATATATAATGGAACAGATGGATATTACTTCCGAGGAATTTAAAGAGATATGGGGAGAAGAAAAATTTAAAGAGTTTCTTACTCACGGAGGTCAGGAGTTTGACCCCAATCTACTGGAGAAAGTTGCAGGCATCTGGACTATCTGGGAAGTGTGGACGAAAGATATGGTCTTCTGGAAGTACGGTTCAATAATAATTGACAAGCAGGAAAACCCGCATTACGATTTTAATAATAAGAAAAAGAATCATTTTATGTATCCGAAGATTCCGTATATTATAGCTTCCGTTTTTAGACTCGGAAATTCGGTAGTCGGGGAAACAGACTTAATACAACAAACAATTCCCATTCAGGATACAATCAATGTTTCTGCCCGTTTAGTAATAAATAATGCAAATAAAACTGGAAATGCCCAATGGTTTGTAGACAATCAGATCGGTTTGTCCGAAGAGGAGGTCAGGACGAAAATCACCAATGCTCCGGGACTCTTAATATATGGGTCAGGAGTGGCCAACCCCAACCTTTTGAGGCGCGATCCTCCGCCTCCTCTTCCGGCATATATCCAAGAATTAAAGTTAATGGCAGAAAACGCCTTTGATAATATCTTTGGGACGCACTCAACTACACGGGGAGAAAGACAGTCGCAGGAAACTCTTGGTGGAAGATTATTACTCAAACAGGCAGACCTTGGCAGAATTGACCTTATCGTACGGGAATTTGAAAGATGTGTTGCGGAACTTGGAAACTGGTTCACCCAGTTGATGAAATTAAATTATGCATCCAAGAGAACCTTCAGGGCTTATGGAGAAACCGGTATTACCTTCGTCAAACTGATGAAAGATATGATTGAGGAGGGTATCAAGGTTATTATAAAATCTGGAACTACTCTTCCTACAGATGAACTTTCAAAGAGAAGAGAAGCTGTGGAATTATGGGGAATGGGAGCTTTAGATCCCGTAACTCTATTTGAGAGACTCAAATTTTCCAATCCGGAAGAGGCAGCCCAGAGACTACAAGCTTGGAGAATGAATCAATTAAAAATGGAGGCCCAAATACAGGGTACAGTTGGTCAGCAACCAACGGGAGGACAAGGTCGGCAGACACAACCACTACCTTCCCCACAGAGGGAGGTAGGTAAAATGGAGGGTAAAATAACAAAATGATTTACTCATTACCTAAAAGATTTAAATTATTACAGGCTAAACAGGAATCATTAAAGGCGGGAGCAAAGGCAAAATATACGTCTAGTTTTGGTGGGATGACAAAAGCATTTCTTGGAGAATTGCCATCAGCTACAAAACAAGTCTTTAGTGCACCATTTAAGGCAGCCAAAGTTACTGGTGGAGTGATAGGTGCAGCTTTAAGTAAGAATGTCAATTTTGATAATTCAGATAAAAACGAACTTAGGTTTAGAGCTGAGAATTTAAGAAAAATAAGAGATGCATCTCAGAAGTACCAAGAAAGCCATCCGGGTTTTAAAGTACCGAGAGAGATGCGATAAAACAATGCCGGCACAATTTGAAGCGTGCGTAAAATCAGGAGGAAGGGTTCGCACTATTAAACCCAAGAAAGGGACTTATATTCACGTTTGTTATAAGGGTGGAAAATCGTATTCTGGGGAGGTTCACCATAATCCAAAGAAGAAATAATGTCAAATGTAAGGCAACAACTGGAGGATTGGTTGCGTAAGATAGATGTATCTGGAACTGTTCTAGATGTGGGAGGTGCGGGACGACTGGTAACCGACAGGACGAAGAGCTGGCAGGTTTCCGATTATAAGGTTCTGGATATTCAGAACGATGCTGATTATATCAGGGATATAAATTATCCGGTAAATGATGTCCCACAATTTGGAACTATCTTCTGTCTTGAGGTAATGGAATATATCTGGAATCCGGTACAGACCTTGAGGAATATGAGGAAATGGCTTAAAGATGACGGACTTTTATACATTTCTTTCCATTTCTTATTTCCGCATCATTCACCAAAAGACAAAGATTATTTAAGATATACATCAAAGGGAATCAGGAAACTGATGGAAGAAACAGGATTCCGTATTTTAGAGATAACTCCCCGTATGGCCAAAGATTTACAGCACCTAAAACAGTGGTGCGATGAGGAAAGCAAGGTTGTGAACTATGGGGGAGAAATAGGATATTTGATAAAAGTAAAAAAGAAATGAAAGATATCAAGGTGATGTTTTCAAGCCAAAGATTGGATTGGAAAACTCCTAAATATCTTTACGAGGAATTAAACAAGGAATTTAATTTTGATTTTGATCCCTGTCCTCCCAATCCGCCTTTCAATGGTTTGGAAATTGAATGGGGTAAAAGAAACTTTGTTAATCCTCCTTATGGTAGAGAAATCGGAAAATGGATTAAAAAGGGATTTGAAGAATGGTTAAAAGGTAAATTGGTGGTGTTTCTTATCCCTTCAAGGACAGATACAATCTGGTGGCACGATTATGTAATGAAAGCAAAAGAAGTCAGATTTATTAGAGGAAGATTAAAATTTAATGATCAGAAAAATTCAGCACCATTTCCAAGTTGTATAGCAATTTTTTAAAAATGATAAAGGTCGTTTAAATAATAAGAGTAAATCCAAACCCGAAACGGGCATCAATGCTCGTATCGGACGGTATCAAAATGGAAAACGAACAACAAGACCAAACCTCCGAAGAGACCCCATCAAAGGAAACCTCCGAAGAGACGGCACCAGTGGAGGAAACGATTACAATTCCCAAAGCAAAATGGCAGGCTTCCCAAGAGGAAGGAATCCGTCTAGCTAAAGAATTGGAATCAAGGGAGAAAGCGAAAGAGGCAGAAATTCCTGAAGAGGAAAAGAAATTGCGGGAAGTGATATCTAGGTATGAGAAGGAACGGGAGTCTTCCGCGATGAAATTATTGCGGGAAGAAGCAAGGAAGCTCGATGAGCTAGAACAAATCCACGGATCCTTTAAACGTGATGAGTTCAAAAAATTCCTTGACGATTATCCCACCTTCGATATTGAAGGTAATATAGACTATCACAAGGCTTATCAACTCTATGAAAGAGTCCAGTCTGCACCCGCAATTCCAAAGAAAAAAACACCTTCTTCTGCAAGGACTGGAGATGTTCCACGTAAAGAAACCTACAATGTGCAGGATAAAAATATGTGGGATATTCTTAATGATGCAAAAAAGGAAATTCAGGACTAACCTCTAGGAAAGGTCGGAATTAAGATTTCGGAGGTAATAAAATGGCATTTAGTGCGTTTGTAACGACAATCACGCAGGATAAGTTCGTACCGAAAGTCGTTGACAATATTTTGAGAGGGAACGTACTTTGTATGAGGTTCTTGGGGCAAAACTCAAGACCTTGGGGTTCAGGACACGTCTTGAATGTCCCAATCAAGTACCAATCATCTACTTCTGGAGGTTCATATGCCGGTTTTGACACACTGTCAACAACCCAGATGAATACCAGAGTGTTAGCCCAATTTAGTCCAACGCAGAACTACTTTTCAGTTGTTATTTCGGGAATACAACAGGCCGTCAATAAAGGCGATGCTGCTGTCCTCGATTTATTAGCAACAGAAATGTCATCTGTAGCAGACGATATGGCTAATGGATTAGGTACTCAATTATACTCAGACGGTTCAGGAAATAGCTCAAAAGACATTACTGGATTAGACGCAGCCGTTGATGATGGTAATACTACAGCATCTTGGGGCGGATTGAACGGGTCTACAACCTACACCACGTGGGTTTCGACTCTGACATCCAACACGGGTGCAATTAGTGTAGCCAATCTAGCTAGCGCTTACAATTCAGCAAAAGTCGGGAGTGATATTCCAACCTTGATTATAATGACAAAGGCTATCTGGAACACTTACGAAGGTCTCTTACAAGCAACCATTAACTATCATACGCAGGTACAAGGATACCCGAAGATGACCGCTTTCGGCATTAACAGAAATGGCGGAACGGGTCAGACAGGAGATATAGGGTTTGATACTCTATTCTTTAGGGGAGTTCCTATAGTTGCGGATGAAAAGTGTACAGCAGGTAGAGTTTATCTGTTGAACGAAAAGCACTTATGGTTTGCTCGTTTAGATCATCCTAAGTATCCAGCAGGCGGAAACCAATTCGGTTTCGCTTGGACAGGTTTGAAAGAACCTACCAATCAGGACGCTTCGGTCGGACAATTCTTGCTCTATGGACAACTAGTCGGCGATTCTCGCCGAACACACGCCTATATGACTGGTAAATCCTAATACTATGGCAACTTTATCTGGAAGATCACAAATCTTCGCTGGAGATACATCTTTAATAGATACTACCGCCCAACACAAATTAGGCACACGAGCCTTTGATGTGGATGGAAATGAGTATATCTATTTAGCAGGTGTAGCCTCTGTTGCTGCAGGTACTTGGGTTAGTTTCGATGAAGCTTTAGCAACCACTCGTTTAACCACCAACTGTGTTGGTAGAGTGGCTATTGCTATGGCTGCTATCGTTGCCAGTTCATACGGTTGGTTTCAGATATACGGCAAAAATGAAATAGCCGTTGTAGCTGATATCGAGGCGGATGTAGCCCTATTCACCACTGGTACTGCAGGAACAGCAGATGATGCTGATACTGCTAACGAGATGATTATAGGTGCATTTTCGCGAAGTGTGGACGCTGCAGGTATTGCAACAGTGGAACTTAATTATCCATTTGTTTGCAACGTAGCAATAGACTAGCGTTGATTCCAAACTTGATCTCCCTTTCGCTTGTGGCTGGAGGAGAAGGGGAGATAGGTTTGCAATTAAAAATAAAAGGTCGGAGGATTTAAATAATAAAAAAGAATATGAATTTCTACGAATTAAAAGCGGTCTATAATCCTCTAAGTGAGGATGTAATAATTACTTGTTCATCTCCTGCAGATAATGAGGGAGAAGAATATGTAATTGAAGCAAAAGGAATAATTCTATTGCCAGCAACAATCGCCAAAGCTGCTGCCTTGAGTGTTGCAAGGGAGGTCTTGCAAAAGCACGGCAAGGAATTTGACGATCCTAGCAGACAGGAATTAGAGGAGGAAATTTTATCTCATCAGTTTGAGATTATAGATTCAACGAGGGGGGTTGGGACAATTAAGGAGGAAGTCCCAATAAAAAAAGGAGGAAAGAAATAAATAAAGGTCGATTTATCTTGCTCAGGCTTCAATCGAAGTCTGAGTTGGGAAACATAGAGAGGCCAATTCCTCCTAGGCTAAACTAGGTTTCCCTATTGAGATTTTGATTGGAATTTTAATTCTTAATGAGAAATAAATTAGGTCAGTTCAAAAAGGGATGTAAGTGGACTTCTGAAGTGAGAGAAAAAATTTTACAAATTCGGAAACGAAAAGGAATAATATTACCAAGCAGGAAGGGGATAAAATGGTCAGAAAAATGGAAGAGAGAAAACGGTAAAAAAATAAGAAATTTTTATTTAAGAAAGGGGTATAAAAGCAGAACGGGATGTAGAGCGTATATTCTTGAGCGAGATAATTATATTTGTCAGGTTTGTAAATTTAGAGAACCAGACATAATGGATGTCGACCATATAAAACCAGTAAGTCTTTTTCCTGAATTACAATATGACCTTGATAATTTAACGACCCTATGTCCTAATTGTCATCGTAGAAAAACTTTAGAAGACCAAAGAGAGGTTTTACGAATAAGAGGTCATTGGAAAAAAAATAAATTAAAGGTCGAAAGATAACACAAAGATTGGAGGAATAACAATGGATTTTTTACCTACAGCCTATATCGCAATGATTAGCGGGACAGTAGCTGTTAATTCAACAACTGCTACTGCTGTCCGAGTAGGATCCGATAACCTTAGGGGACGGAAATGGTTGGTTATACAATCAGCTGTTGCCGGCACAACTAAGGTTTTTATCGGTTCTGAATCTGCAGAGGGAACAACTATTACCGCGGCCATACTAGCCAAGGCTGGAATAAAGATTGGTGATGGACAGGTTCTGTGGTTACCAGTAGGAGATAGAATAACGGTTTATGCCATTTCAAGCACTGGGGGGGCGAAGCGCTTGAGGGTGACAGAAATCTCTTAAAACTATGCCAAATTTAGGATTATCATATCTAGGAACGTTGCTGACATTCTCAACAACCAGTTCTACGTCTACCTCAACGTCTACGTCTACTTCAAGCTCAACCACTACTTCTACTTCTACTAGCACTACTTCTACTTCTACCAGTACTTCAACTTCTACTTCTAGTACAACTACCAGTACGACAACTTCTACTTCTACTACCACAAGTACAACATCATCAACTTCAACCACTACAAGTACGACATCATCAACAAGTACTTCTACTACTTCTTCTAGCACTTCTACCAGCACTACAACTTCTACTAGTACTTCTACTTCAAGTTCTACTTCTACCACCACAACTACAACAAACCTTACATCTTCTACAACTAGCAGTACAACTACATCTACAAGTAGTTCAACCAGTACATCTACCACTAGTACAACTTCCGCTACGAGTACATCTTCTACATCTACTACTACATCTACCACATCTAGCACTACTACATCTACTACTACATCCAGTACCACATCTACTTCAACATCAACTAGTTCCAGTACGTCTACTAGTTCATCCACTACAACAACTGAGGCAAGACCGTAAAATAAACTTCTATGGAGGTAACGAAGAAAAAGAAAATTGGGGTTCTAACTACGTTCTATACGTGGAGTAGAGCCTATAGTCTAACATCTGTCGTTGAGAACCAACTCTTAGCTTTGGTTAAACACGGCTACGATACGGTTCTCTTTGTCCACGATAACTTCGATGGAGATGACAGCGTCCCGGAAGGAGTCGAGATTAGGAAAGTAATCCCTCGATTCCTTCTTGTAGACTATATGCACAACCAACCCCTAAGTAAAGACTTCAGGGAACAGGTTGAGGGAACCAAGAAGGCACTCGAAGAACATATGCAGGATATAGATGTTGCCTTAACCCACGACTGGATATTCCAAGGATGGTTCTTAAATTACAATGTCGGGATGAGGGAATCGAACCTAAAATGCAAATGGCTTCATTGGGTTCACTCGGCTCCCTCCCTAAGACCAGCAAACCTACAGAGTCCATACGACTGCCGGTACAAGACAATGCCACATTCTAAGTTGATCTATATGAACGACTATGATGCATTGAGACTGGCAGAGATGTATTCTGGTGTGTTAGATGACGTAAGAGTAGTCTATAATCCCTTAGACATCAGGAGTTTCTATGACCTGCATCCTCTAGTAACGAAACTGATAGACAAATACAGTCTGTTAGATGCTGATATTATAGATGTATATCCCATCTCATCAACTAGGTTTGACGGGAAGAAGCCAGACAAAGTAATAAAGGTTTTGGCAAAACTAAAAGAACAGGGTAAATCAGTCAGGTTTATATGTCCCAATGCTCACGCCAACGCACAGAACGAAAAAGATGCAATAGCAAAACTTATCAATTACGGAAAAGAACAAGGACTGACAGAACGGGAAATGATATTTACATCCTTAGAGGATGCGCCTACATACGAACAGGGCGTTCCAAGGGAAGTAGTCAGAGACCTGTTCCGTTTATCTAACCTGTTCATATTCCCGACAATATCAGAGAACTGTCCGTTAATATTATTGGAGGCAGCTCTTTCAAAATGTTTATTGGTTTTGAATGAGAGTTTCCAACCGTTAAGAGATTTCTTCGGCAAGAACGCCCTATACTTCAAGTTCGGTTCACTACTGGAAAATGTTAATTACGATGACGAAGAGAAATGGTATCACGATGTCGCCTTCGTAATTCTGAGCGAGATAAATAAAAATAAACCACTAAACGCATTTACTCATTTGATGCAAAAGTTCAATTACGATTGGGTCTTTAAGAACCAACTTGAACCTTTACTTTATGAGGATTTTTAATATGGCAGATCCATCAATTTTAGAAGAAGGTTATACTGAACACGATGAGAGAGATTATCACGAGGAGGCTCAATGGCTTCGTAATATGGATATGTTTCGAAGAACGAAGTCGGCAGTACTTTATCCATCCACGAGGAGTATGTATGAATATATTAGGGATAGTGTTATCGATGTTGTTAAGGCACATCCCCAGTATCCAAAGTTTATCTGGAAGCCGAAGATTATAGATATTGGTTGCGGAAGCGGGATTGGAACTAATATACTGTCTCAAGAAGCAGACTTCGCTTGGGGGATAGATATAGCAGAACCATCCGTACGTTTTGCTCAAGAGATGTTCACTCGCCACAAGAATAATATCTATTATGGCCCGCAACTTACCTTTGATGTAGTTGATATTAAGACTGATACAAGAGAGATAATGGCGTTTGACATAGTAGTCTGTATAGAGGTTATAGAACATATCGCAGACTATAATCTAGTTCTTAACTTCATTAAGAAGTTATGTAAGAAGGACAAGTCAGGAAACTATCTTGAGCCACCCAATTCAACTATCTGTTATATCTCCAGTCCTAACAGAAACCAACTCGTTTCTAACGGAAAGTCTCAAAAGAGACCTGCCAATAGAAGACACGTTAGAGAGTGGTCTCCCCAAGAGATGTATGCTCTTTTGACCAAGCATTTTAAATATGTCTTATTCAGAGACCAAGACGGAAGACCGCAAGAACTAAATACCCTAGAACCGCATATGTTATTTCAATGTGAAGTACCACTTTTATGAGTACTCAACACACACCGCCATTAGTTTCCGTAGTAATACCCGCGCGTAATGAGTTTCCGCAGATCGCCTTTACAATACAATCAATTATAAACGATCTGGAAACCTTTTTAAAACCTAATGAGTTTGAGATTATCATATGCGCTAATTGTTGTAATGACTGGTATGGGCAACCTAAAGATAAGAGAGCTGGTGGAGGAACGGTAGACTACCTGATGCCAAGGGGAATCTACTGGAATAGGATGTTACGGGTAATATATGACCCGATAGCTGGAAACCACTCTACCAGAAACAAGGGAGCACTACTGGCACGGGGAAAATACCTGTTTTTCTCAGATGGGCATATGTCTTATAAGAGAGGATATTTCCAGAGAATGATACGCGCCATAGATGAAACCGGAGGACTAGTTCACGGAACGATAGGATGGTTAGGAGCATATCCTCCCGGTATTTCGATGGGATACCAATACACGATTAAATTGGGAGAGGAAATAAAAGGTACTTGGAATAATTACAGACTTACAGAGGATGATTATTTCTATGTTCCAATGCAAGGACATTGTTGTTTGGGAGTCCTGAGAGAACAATTCCTTAAGTTTGACGGATACCCGGCATACACCAGATGTTATGGAGGAGGTGAATTCTATATTGATATGAAATGGTGGATGTTTGGATCAACCGTATGTGTAGACCCGCAGGCAATAGGTTATCACTTATGCGCGCCTAGGGGATATTCCTATAATCACGATGATTATGTATTCAATGTTTTAGCGATAGGAACCGCACTCGGAATGGAAGGGTGGACAGAAAGGGCATATTTGAATTGGTTGAGGAGAGGGAATCTAGCTACGATGGAACGTTTAATGACTGAAGCAAAAAGAGTAACCAAAGAGGATAGGAAATACATTTCCAAGAAGGCTGTTAAGAGTGTAGACGATATTCTATTGGAAAGACCTTGGGATGTATTGAACGATGCCAAACACGGAAAACACAACGGGTCAATGTTAATCTTCCACGACACTTGGCTTCACCTAATCAAAGGAACTCCAGCAGAAGAACTTTATAATAAATCAGAGTTGCAAAAGAAGTTAGCAACCTTTATAGAAGAACGCTTACCTGAGTTTATTTATAAACGAGGGTGGCATCCTAAAGAGGAAATGAAAGATGAAAGAATCATCCAAACTTAAAATTTTAATAACAGGAGTAAATGGTTTCGCTGCTTCCCATTTGGCTAGATATTTAGTTAATGAAGGAAACGAGGTTCACGGAACTATCAGAGTTCCGGGGAGAAATGATTTATATACTATCCGAGATATAGAATCTAAATTGACTTTACGCCTGATAGAACTGACAGATTTTATTTCAGTAGAGAAAGTTTTAAATGAAGTTCAACCAGACGAGATTTATCATTTGGCAGCCCAGACTTTTGTAAAAGCGTCTTGGGATTCTCCATTGGAAACATATAATACCAATGTATGTGGAACGGTTAATTTATTTGAGGCAGCCAAAAGGTTACCAAAAATACCCCACATATTGGTTACTTCTACTTCAGAGGTTTATGGGGAGATAGAGGGAGCACAAACAGAAGAGACTGTTCCCGCACCAAATACACATTATGGGATTTCCAAATACGCCCAAGATTTAATTAGCAGGTTCTATGCTAAATCTTTTAATATGCCCGTAGTAATTACCAGAGCAGCAAATATTACTGGTTCTGGTAGGGGCGACCAGTTTGTTGATTCTTCTTTTGCTAGACAGATAACCGAAATGGAAAAAGGGTTGAGAGAACCTATTATTAGACACGGTAATTTGGAAAGTTCTAGAGATTTCATAGATGCAAAAGATACGGTTCGCGGATACGTTATGTCTTTAAGAAGTGAGAAATGGGGTGAAGTATTTTGTCTAGGTAGTGGAAAATTAACCAAGATAAAGGATCTCCTTAATATTATGATAAGTCTTTCTACTATTAAAACTATTAAGACAGAAGTTGACCCCAAGAGACTGCGACCGGTAGATACACCTTTCTCTTTTGTTGATGCCAAGAAAGCAAACAAAGTTCTTGGTTGGTATCCCAAAGTTCCTTTAAAAGAATCGTTGAAAGACCTATTGGACTTTTGGCGAGAAAGATTATGATTTCCCTAGCCACTACCATTATAAACGAAAAAGTTAGAGAAAATATCAAAAATTGTTTAGACGAGGGTAGATTAGCTAACGGAAGGTTTGTTAAAGAATTTGAGGATAAGGTAACCAGATATGTCGGGATGAAACACGCCATATCTACCTGTAATGGAAGTATGGCAAACATAGTCGCATTGGCTGCTTTATATGAAAAATATCCTACCAAGAGGGAAGTTATAGTTCCCGCACTAACCTTCATAGCACATCCCCAAGCGATAGTGATTAATGGATTGAAACCAATATTTGTGGATATTGATAGAAATTTCCAGATAGATACCGAATTGGTAGAAGAAAAGATTAACGAAGATACCTTAGCCATAATGCCGGCTCATCTACTGGGAAAGAAGTGTGGCATTGATGCTCTGATAGAATTGGGCGTAGGGATTATTGAGGATTGCTGTGAGGCATTTGGAATAACCCCACGAGGAGACTTCGGAACTTATTCTTTCTATCCTTCACATACTATTAGTACCGGAGAGGGAGGAATGATAGTGACTAATGATGACGAACTGGCGGAACTCGCAAAACAGATAAGGAATCACGGCAGGAAGGGAAATACAATTCTAGATAAATTCCATTTTGATATATTCGGTTTTAACGGAAAGATGAGTAATCTCATAGCAGCAGTGGGAGATGCAGTAATTGATGAGGCTGATCGGGTAATTAAAAAGAGGATAGAAAATGTTGCAAAGTTAAATGCGATTACTGGAAATAAATGGGAGGCTGAATCACCACATTGTTATCCCGTGATGTATGGGTCAGAAAAGGAAAGGGATGAGAAACTAATTGAACTTGAAAGTGAGGGCATTGAAGCCCGCAAGTTATTCAGTTCTCTTCCTACCCAAGAAAAAGTCTACTCACATTTAGGGTATAAATTAGGAGACTTCCCGATAGCAGAAGAAGTTGGGAGAAGCGGATTATTTGTGCCAATTCACCAAGATTTAAATGATAAAGACATTCGAAAAATTGGTAGTTGTCTCGGGAGGTTATGATCCCCTACACGTTGGACATATCCGGCACTTTAAGGCAGCTAAAGAACTAGGAGATAAATTGGTTGTAATTTTAAATTCAGACAGATTTTTAAAAGAGAAAAAAGGATATGTATTTATGCCGTATCTAGAGAGAAAAGAAATTCTTGAAAGCTTAAAATGTATAGATTCTGTTGTGGAATGTATAGATACAGACGAAACAATAGCTGAAACTCTAACTTTTTTAAAGCCAGACATACTTGCCAAGGGGGGAGACAGGGATATATCTAATTTGCCACAAAAAGAATTAGATGCCTGTAAATTATTTAATATTAAGATAGTAACAAAGGTCGGAGGAGAAAAATTGCAATCATCTTCAAAACTAGTAGACAATGCCAGAAAAATCACCTATTAAATTGCATCTCGGTTGCGGGTATAGAATATTGGAAGGATATATAAATGTAGATATAGAACATCCGAAAGCGGATATTATAGCCGATTTCAGAACCCTTAATTACCCGAAACAATCCGTAGATGAAATTCGTTCCCACTTTATCTTTGAACACTTTGGCAGGAAACAAGCCAAGAGACTTTTAAAACAGTGGAGGCAGTGGTTGAAAATAGGAGGGTTATTGATAATAGAAGTTCCAGACTTCGAGGGGATATGCAATAACTTTTATAAAGACCCGTACTGGATGACCAGACACGCTTTCGGTTCTCAGGAGGCTGAACACGCCTATCATAGAGACGGATGGTATGAGGCAAAGTTCAGAGATATATTACCCAGAATAGGATACAATATTATTTCAATAGAAAAGAGGATAGGAAGGAAGGGTGTATTGCCTAATTTACTGGTTAAGGCATTAAGGAAATGACTATAACTTCAAATACGATTGTCCGCAACGGAATGCCTTATATCATTAAAGTATTGGAACAGGTTGCACCTTACACGGACAGGATGATAGTAACTCTTTCTATGAAGTCAGATGACGGCACAAGAGAGGCACTATATGACTTTATGAGGAGAAATGCCAAAGTAATTCTTTCACAAGAAAAGGTGGAAAAACTGGCAGACCTAACAGATATTAGAAACGAACAGATACGACTATCTGATACTGAGTGGGTTATGCATCTTGACGATGATGACTACTGGCCAAGAGAACAATTAGAATTATGCCTTAAAGAACTTGATAGAGATCCGAATATACTGGCTTATTCCGTATCTCCTTGTCAGTTATTAGATAGCGAATACTACGATAATTCAGAATACTGGAATAGGAAATCTTATTCTAAGTTCCAAAGAAGAGATGGATTAAGGGTAGAGAAACCTTATCCAAGTGATGTCCCGACAGACAAAAATGGTAGACCCCTATACTGGAAAACTAATCCGCAGGTTAAAAAATTACCTTATTTTTTCTATCACCTTTCTGCTGTGAAAGGATATAGTTTCAGGAAAGATATTGAGTTTGCAAAGTATATCCCGAAGTGTGAACCCGTTAAGACAAAGTTAGATAAACCCGTGAACTTTCTATGTTAAAAAAACTTGAGGAACTTATAATAGAGGCAGTAAAACCATATCAAGGATTGCCAATAACCTTATCGGGAGGGGTAGACAGTAGTTTATTGGCAGCACTTATAAAACCCAAGTTCGCTATATCTGTCAGATTGCCCGGAGGAGAGAAATATAACGAAACCAGATATTCCAAGATTGTAGCAAAATACCTCAGAATACCGCATATTGTGGTTAAACTGATTGAATCTAATTTTGATGAAGATATGAAATTGGCGGTTAAGGCAATAGGACGACCTATCCCCCACTTCAACATTTTTCCTTTATTCTCTATGTACCGCGCCCTAAAAGAGTTCGGAGTAAAAGAGGTGGTGCTAGGGGATGGGCCAGATGAAACTATGTGCGGGTACGCGCGAGATATGATTATAACTCACCTGTATCGCATCTTTGACTTTGAGACTTTTAAACCATATAAACCATTGATAGAAAAGATACTGCCACCACTAGAAGAAACTTTAGCGAACGCTACCGGACAAGATCCAAGGGATATTAAAAAGGTGATTCGGGGAAAGGAAGTATATCAGGCAGTAGGTGCGGTGAATATTAAATTGATGCGGAAAGATATGGATGATATGTCAAATAATATAGCTAAGTATTTCGGTATTACCAATAGGAGACCCTATCAGGACAATAAGGAACTGGATAAGTTTATGTATGGACTAAAAGAGAATGAGAAGATTCACAACATCGATTGCGGTAAATACCTATTGAGGCAGGTTGCCGAGAAGTATCTACCACACTCTATAGCGTGGAGAAAGTTCAAAGTTGGCGGGCCAGTCTATCCTGTTAATAAAAAAAGAAAGTGGATGAAGAAGGGTGAATGGGATAAAGAAGCATATCTGGAATATCAAAAGACATTACTACAATGAATAAAGAATCTACAGAGTGGAGATATAGAATATTCAGGAGTGTTAAGGAAGAGGATGTTATTGTAGATGCGGGTGCGTGTATTGGAAAAATATCTGCAGTATTTGCTGATATTGCTAAGAAAGGAATGGTTGTTGCGGTTGAACCAGTCTACGAGAACTATCTTGTTATTTTGGGATCTATCCTCCAAAACCAATATAAAAATATCGTTCCCGTATTCGCCGGTTTCAGTAATAAGGGAGGAATTTCAAAGATATACGTGGGCAATTATTGTGAATCATATTCTTCTTGGTGGATGAAATCATTTGAAGATGGGCCAACCATAGTAAGACCAATGCTCGCAATTACCTATGACGATTTAATTGGTATGCTAAATATAAATAGGGTAGACTTTCTAAAGGTGGATGTTAATGGTGCGGAACTGGCATTATTCGAAGGAATGACAAACGTTCTTCCAAAGAGGATATTTCTTGAAGATAGTACAAAAATGAAACCGATGACCGGATTTCACGACAACGTGGAGTTCCACAATAGCCTTCTGGATAATCTAAAAGCAAAAGGATATAAAATAACAGAAGAATTTAAATATTGGTATTTATTTGAAAGATAATGGAAGATATAATCTCAATAATATTCATACATCACGCCAGAAATAAAAGCCGTTCTGAACTGGGAATGCAGTGTTTCAAGAATCTGTATGAAACGGTTAAGCACTTACCCGTGGAAATGATAGTGATTGATAATGGAGGGAGTCTGGAGGATTCTACGTTCTTTTTAAAAGAAGCGGAGGAAAATCGGATTACTTATTATATCAGAAACTCCAGCAATCTCTGGTTCGGACACGCAAGGAATCAGGGTTTGGCAATATCACAGGGAAAGTATATTTGTATTACCGATAATGATATAACATTTCAAAATGGTTGGTTGGAGAAGTGTATAGATATTTTAAAAGCAACTATCGGACAGAAACATTTAGTTACCCCCTTGAGAACCGATACCCAACATAGATACCCGAAATACGAGAGAGACCCTGTGGAGGTTAATGGTATTACGTATGAAACAAATGCTATGGCAGGTTCTTCCTGTTGGGTAATGAGAAAAGAAGACGCTGATGCAATAGGTCTTTTTGAAGAAGATGTTAAGGCGGGAACAATATGGTCAAGACAGATTTCCCGACGTGGATATTCGGTAATTGTTTTCCCCGCTCCACCATATGCGGGAAACCTTGGAACGAAAGATAGTTGTTATTCTGGCTATGAGGGGAAAAAGGGTAAGCAACCTGATATTATAAAAAAACTAATTAACGGAAAAGAGATATGCCTAAACTGTCAACTTTAATAACCTGCTATAATCAGCACCCAGTTTCTATAGTCCACATAAGAGAGTGTATGAACTCAACAAGAATCCCAGACGAGATAGTAGTTGTAAATGATAGTGGGACACCTGACCTACTTGATATGATTAAGGCGTTACCTAGGAAGTGTCCTATCCACTATGCACGGGTTAATGAGAATATTGAGTGGAATTACACGGGAGCTAGAAACTTAGCTTTCTGGATTTCAACCGGAGACTTCGTTTGTATAGAAGATAATGACCAGATACCCTTCCCAGATTTCTACGAGAAAGCATTAGCACGTTTTGAAGAGAGACCGGAAGTAGGAAGAATCTGTGCAGAGAAAAGAGACCTAATGCCTCTGGAAGATGTCTTGAATAAGCCGAGGGAAGAATGGGTTAGCATAAAAGAGAGGGTTTATCACAAGGATACTAATATGGTTAGGCGTTCTGTTTATATCAAGCTGAAAGGATGTGATGAACGCTTTGCCGGAAGATATGCTTGGGCTTGTTCTGACTGGAGAAGAAGATTACTGCGAGCTGAGATTGTAAGTGACAACGTAAGTAAGTTCTATGCCGTCTACAAGGGAGACACTTTAGACCTTGTAAGAAGAAAGAGTTATATGAATTATAATTTAGCACGGGAATCTGACGGGCATATCCAAAGTCCAAAAGGAGTACTTAACTTTAGTTATATTTATGAATACCTCAATCCAAATACGTGATGATGATGTTTTACAAAATACCCTCTGGACAAAGCAGGGGAGAAAGTATCTGGAACCCTATAGAGAAGGTGGGAAGACTGCATTTGAACTATTCTTAGAGGCAGATAAACCCTTTAAGAAATATAACTATCCCTGTATTCTGGCGATACTATCTGAGGGGATAGATGTTTATCCTGAATGGGTTGAATATATTAAAAAGAATCAGCATCGGTACATTATAGAACTACACGGATCTAGGCATTATTTTTACTGCGACCTGACGGAGGAACGCGGAGAAAGAGAACTAAGGTTGGCGCGAGACAAGATAGAGAAAACCTTTGGCGTTAAAGTATCTACTTGGTATGTAACCTTTGGCAGGAAGAAAGCTCCAGAGTGGGGACAGAGAGTATGTGACAGGATGGGTATCAAGTATGACATACCCAACACCAAGAGAGACGGAGACCTATGGCTTAAAAGTTATTATTATAAAGAGAAACAAACTTCACCGTTTAATCACATTAACTTTCACTTTTGGCACCCTTCCCAAAGGAAGGAGATAGCTGAAGTGTTAAAAATACTATGCGAAGAATCGGAATCGTAGGCGTAGGTTACGTAGGTAAGGGAATGGTTAATTTCTTCAAAGACCATTATAAGATAGTCCAATACGATCCGGCACTAGGAGATAGGTCGGACACAAAAGAAGAGGTCAATCAATGCGACCTAGCAGTTGTCTGTGTCCCAACCCCAATGCTTAAGGATGGAACGTGTGATGTTTCAATAGTAGAAGACTGCGTGAAATGGATTAAAGTGCCAATATGGATTCGTTCCACAGTATCACCGGGCACTACTGCCCGTTTAATAAAGAAGTACAATAAGAGAATCGTTTTCTCTCCAGAGTATCTGGGAGAGAGCAAGTACTACACTGCTTGGGATTTTCACAATGACGAGAAGAAATGCCCTTGGTTTATTCTCGGGGGAACAGAAGAAGATTGCACCTATGTTTTAGATATTATTGTGCCGATTGCTGGCCCAACCAAACATTATCGCCAGATGTCGGCAATAGATGCTGAAGTCGCAAAGTATATGGAAAACGTGTATTTTGCGATGAAGGTTACATTTGCCAACGAGATGAGGCGAGCCTGCGATGCCTTCGGGGCTAACTATTGGGAAGCACGAGACGGTTGGGCACTTGACCCACGCGTTGACAAAATGCACACAGCAGTATTTCCTTCGGCTGCAGGATTCTCTGGAAAATGCCTACCGAAAGATTTAATGGGTTTTATTAAAAGCTGCGAGAAAGCGGGATATAATCCGAAGTTTTTAAAACAAATATGGAATTCTAATTTAGAATTTCGAGATGGCAAAATATAAAATTCTTATTTCCGGAGGTGGAGGATTCATAGGTTCTCACCTTGCAGAACGACTTATCACTCTCGGTCATAGAGTGCTAGTTGTAGATGATTTCAGTACGGGTAAAATGGGGAATCTACTTGTAGGATCATATGTTGCAACTGACGATATTATAGATTATAAATTTAAAGAACCGGTAGACTATGTATTTCATCTGGCAGCACTAGCATCAGTTCCGGCCTCAGTCAAAGACCCGGAGAAATCCAGAAGGATAAATGTTCTGGGGACTGATAGAATTTTACACGAATCCTTATTGGCTAAAGTTAGGAAGGTGATATTTTCTTCTTCCTGTGCGATATATGGAGATGCCCAAAATGCTACAGAAGAGACACCACCTAAACCTGAAAGTCCGTACGCTCAACACAAACTAGAAGCAGAGCATTTAATGGAAAGATATGACAAGACATTGGGCTTACACACGTTATGCCTTCGTTTCTTTAATGTTTATGGCACTCGTTCTGATCCGGATAGTCCTTATTCTCTTGTGATTTCAAAGTTTATTAAATTGAAGAAGGAGGGAAAGAAACTACCCATTTATGGAGATGGTACACAGACGCGAGATTTTGTGTACGTGGATGATATAGTTTCAGCTTGTATTAAGGCGATGGAAAGTAAAGTGCATAATGAGATTATCAATGTATGTACACAAAAGAGTACATCTGTAAATGAGATAGCAGATATAATAGGTGGAGAAAAAACATACCTGCCCAAGAGAAAAGGAGATGCAGAACACATATCGGGTATCAATCAGAAAGCTCAAAGTTTATTGGACTGGCAACCAAAGGTTAATATAAAAGAAGGAATCCGGAATTTATTATAAAAATAAGATGATTTAGGGCTAAAGCCCAGCTCTTTTAAAACGGGCTTTAATGCCCGCTAATATGGTTAAAATACCAATCAATATATCAAACGAAATAGACGAGAAATACTCAATAGTGAATAATGCTTTTAAGTTAAATAAAATAATATGGCAATAGCATACGATTCAGCGGGAGCAGGAGCGGGAACGGAAACCAATCTTGCTTCATTAGATGTAGTATGCCCTGCAACAATAACTGCGGGTGATATTCTTATTGCTCATGTTATTTATACTGGCACAGCCACAGGCCCATCAACGCCCGCTAACTGGACGGCTTTATATGGCCCAGCAAATGTAGGTTCTACTGCCGCAACAGCAAGGCATTGGGTATTCGGGAAAATCGCAATCGGAGATGAAGACGGAACTACTATCGGATTTGGAACAGCAGGCGGAACTGAAGGCCGAGCAGGGCGTATTTATAGATTTACAGGCCGTGTTTCTGGCACGATTGCTCAATGCGTTCCCTCTGCCAGTTTTTCAACTACTGCTCACGATACCGACCCTCAAGGTCCGACAGTAACAACAACCCTACCAGGTGCTTTAGCGGTCGCTTGTATGTGCCAAGACGATAATAATACCGAGGAAGCTATCGCAGGAATGACTGGCGGCACTTGGGGAGGGCACGTTGAATACTCAAATAACACTTGGGGGCCGCAGGGAATTGTACTTTACTTAAACACCGCTACTCCTACTGCCAACCCAGGAACTATTACGGGTGGAGCTATGGTTGCCGCCAATGATGAAGCAGGAACGATTGGATTTGAAATAAGACATTCATCAGCAACCCCCCCGACAACAACCATTGATACCCCCGACAATAACGCCACAGGAGTAAGCATAACCCCTGATTTACTTTTTACAGGAACAGACGACAGTTCAGATGAAGTGGAATATGAGGTACAAATTGATACAACTACTGATTTTAGTAGTGGTGTGGCATTTTCAGATGTAAGTAGCATGACATATGCAAGTAAAACTTTAGATACAGGAGGTCAGGACGAATTTCCTTATCATTTCGCACTTAGCGATGACGGAACGAAATTGTATATTATGGGAAATGCGAATGATACTGTTTATCAGTATACATTAACAACTGCTTGGGATTTGTCTACAGCAAGTTATGCTTCTAAAAGTTTTACTGTAACTCAAGATACAGAACCTTTTGGAATTGCTTTTAAATCTAATGGACTCAAGATGTTTGTCCTCGGACAAACGAATGATACTGTTTACCAATATACGCTTGGTACTGCTTGGGATGTTAGTACTGCTAGTTATGACACAGCTTCTTATAGTGTTGCAACTCAAACTACAACTCCTTTTGGTCTTACTTTCAAATCAGATGGTACTAAAATGTATGTATCTGGATCTGTTAATATTGTTTACCAGTATTCATTATCTACTGCTTGGAGTGTGGCAAGCGGTGTTACCTATGACAATAAAAGTTATACAGGTACTCAAGATACTTACATAAATATTGTTCTCTTTAATTCAGACGGAACAAAGATGTATATTCCTGGAAGAGCAAATAGAAAGTTTTACCAGTATTCTCTTTCAACTGCTTGGGGTGTTGATACTGCTACTTACGATTCAATATTCTTGAACTTATCAAGTCAGGGTACAAGTACTTATGGTGCTTATTTTAAACCAGATGGTACTAAGCTTTATATAAGTATGGTAAATCAAGGAAATATCTATCAGTATAATGGCCCAGCTGTCCTTGATAAACTTTCCTCTACCGAATCTCCCTCTTATTTCTCAGGTACAGGCTCTCCTTCTCCTTTTCCTTCAGGAAATCAGATAACTTATTCAGTTCAGGCGGCGGCAGGTTTAGTAAATAATACAGATTACTATTGGAGAGTAAGAGCCAAAGACGCTTTAGGAACGAATACTTGGGGTGCGTGGAGTTTAGGGGACGCCTCAGAGGGATATAATAAGTTTACGACTGTGGAGAGTGGGCCAACAACTTCTTCATCTTCTACTACTTCTACTTCAACAACTACCTCCTCTACATCAACCAGTACTTCCACTTCGACTTCTACTTCTACTTCAACCACCTCTTCAAGTACTTCCACTTCTACTACAAGTAGTACATCTACAAGTACTTCCACTTCTACTTCCACTTCTTCTACATCCACGAGTACATCTACAAGCACAAGCACATCAACAACTACAAGTCATACTTCTACCAGTTCATCTAGCACGAGTACCTCAACAAGTACTTCTACTTCGACTACATCAAGTTCTACTTCCACATCTACGAGCACTAGTACAAGCACTAGCACATCTACTACTAGTTCTTCTACTAGTTCTTCTACTTCTACAAGTACATCTACAAGTACTAGTACAAGTACAACTTCCACCAGCACCTCAACGTCTACATCTAGTTCTACGAGCACTTCCACTTCCACTACAACGAGTCATACATCTACGAGTTCAAGTAGTACAAGCACTTCTACCAGTACCTCAACTAGCACTACTAGTAGTTCAACCTCAACCTCAACTTCTACTAGCACCTCTACGTCAACCACATCGGCTACCTCCACTTCATCTACTAGTACTTCAACTTCGAGTAGTTCTACTAGCACGTCTACTTCTTCCTCCTCAACCTCGACTAGTACTTCTACAACCACGAGTGCAACTTCTACTAGTTCTTCAACAACTTCTACAAGTACAACAACAAGTACATCTACAAGTTCATCTTCTTCTAGTAGTACCAGTACATCTACGACTACCTCTCCATTAGTTGCGGTGTGGGATTATGAACAGAACTTTAATACTTTAAATAATGCAGATCTAGCAGGACAGGATTCGTGGGTTGACCGGTTAAGTAACGGGAATATGACGGTTGGAACATATACTCCAACCTTTGAAGGAACAAAGTGTGTTAGGGTTGTTTCTGGTTCAGCAACAACTTACAAACGAGTACTAGACGGATATGCTGAGGGTATTGTTTATATAGCAATTAAAAAAAATGATAAGTCTGGCGCGAGTGATGCTGGTATATCTATATATGGAAGTGAGGCTTGTGCATATATTAGTATCAGACTAGATAGTGATGGTAATGCTTACTTATGGGATAATGATACTTATAAGGATATTACAATCGGTACTTGGCAAGTTGGTGAGTGGCATTTAATAGGAATTGACTTTGATGTTCCTGATGATCACTACAGGTGTAATATTGATGGTGGAACGTGGACGAATTATTATGGATTAGGTTCTGAAGTTGGAGAAACCATTACTGAGCTTATTCTTTATACAACTGCTTTCACTACAGATTATACTTATTTTGACTATATTGATACTAGTTATCTTACTCCTCCCACAACAACTAGTACTTCATCTAGCACTTCAACTTCAACTACCACTAGTCAAACTTCTACAACATCCAGTAGTTCCAGTTCTACCAGTACTTCTACCTCTACCTCAACCACATCTTCCACGAGTACATCTACAACTACCAGTTCAACATCTACCTCTACATCTACTTCAACGAGTACTTCAACCACGACTTCAGCTACCTCTACGAGTTCAACCTCAACTAGTACGTCTACCTCTACTTCGACTTCAACAACATCTTCTAGTACATCTTCCAGCACATCTACAAGTACTTCTACGAGTACTTCCACCTCAACTACGAGTTCCAGTACGAGTAGTTCTACTAGTACTTCTACGTCTACGTCTACGAGTACTACCTCAGTTACTTCTACTTCAAGTACATCTACCTCAACAAGTACGACCTCAAGTTCTTCTACATCCACCAGTACTACTACTTCAGCAACTAGTACTTCTTCTACGTCTACCAGTACATCAACAAGTACGACTACAGGGCCAGAACCTCCTAGCTCTAGTACCACAAGCGCCACATCATCTTCTTCTACATCAACTTCAACCTCTACCACCACTAGTACTTCAACGTCAACTAGTACATCTTCGACATCTACATCAACTTCGACATCAACATCTACATCTACTAGCACATCAACAACATCTTCTAGCACGTCAACATCTACGTCTACTTCCACTTCTACCAGTACCTCTACGACCTCAAGCAGTACGTCAACGTCAACTAGTACTTCTACGTCCACCTCAACCACAAGTACTTCTAGCAGTACCTCCACCTCAACATCTACTACCACTTCGGCAACTTCGTCTAGTAGTACTTCTACGTCAACGTCCACCACTACGTCAGCAACCTCATCGAGTAGTACATCTACATCTACTAGTACCACTTCTTCTTCTACTACCAGCACTTCAACTACAACTTCTACTTCTACCTCGTCTTCAACTAGTACATCTACTTCAACTTGTACCTCACCGCCACCCGGCCCAGCTTATTTAGTAGAACCACACCTAGACGTAGCAGATTTCCATCCTTTTATGGATATTAAGAAAACATTTAAACCACATATGAATGGTAAATCAAAGAAAGCAGAGATGGATATTAGCCAGACATTTAAACCTAAAATGAATGGGCATATACGAAAAACCCATTTAGAGATAAATATTAAATCATAATGGAGAAAACAATATGTTACTACGTGCAGATAATAGGATCTTAATACAAGATCAGCCAACAACATATCTAACGGCATCTTTGGCTGCCACAGGAACGACATTGACCGTCAAAGACAATTCGGGTTTTACCGCGAATGATTTTGTGTTGCTTGGAAAGATAGGAGAAGGTAGGGCAGAGATTAAAAGAATCAGTGGTGCGGTAACTGCAGGGACTTCTATGACCATTGTTGCGGCAACTTACGCGCACGATGAAGATACCCCAGTAACTAAACTTGATTACGATCAGGTTGCCTTTTGGCATGCTGCCACAACTACTGCTCCTGCAACAACTGATGCCCAACTATCTGGTAGTCCTTTTAACGTAGACCCAACCGAGATTTATACGTATCTTGAGGATACTACAAATACTACAGGTTACGGGTTTCTTCGCTTCAAAGATAGTAATGCCGGCACTTTCTCTGCTGTATCCGATGCTATCCCTTATACGGGATATACGGCAAAGATGCTAAGAAGTATCAGGAACAAAGTTCGCCGTTTACTCAATGAAACAGATGAGTTAAACTCCCCTTTTACTAATGAGGAAATTAATGATGAGATAAATATAGCCCAGAAAGAGGTGGCTCACGACAGGATGTGGAGTTTCTACGAGAAAACCAAGAGTTTTTCTTCTGTGGCAAACCAATACGAATATACATTAGCTTCTGATTCTTTCACTCTCTTCTCAGCTTCTTTTGACACTCAACCTTTAGCAGTGATAGGGGTTAATAGATGGAATAATTTAAGATGGGACACTTTCACAACTGGTGACCCTACCCATATTTGTATGTGGAGAAACAAGGCAAGGGTTTATCCTTACCCGGAAGATTCGGCTGATGCAACTACTCTCAATGGTGCTTTAACTGCTGCGGCTACCACAGTTACCGTAGCTTCTACTTCCGACTTTGATGAACAAGGCCGTCTTATAGTTGATTCAGAAGTTATTTCCTATACCGGTTTAACGTCTACCACTTTTACGGGTTGTACCCGGGGAGATGAAGGGACTACTGCTGCCACCCATTTAACCGCAGCTGCTGTAACTAAGAGAGATTTTATCTACTTATTCCAAGAAGAACCAGTAGACTTAGATGACGAAACAGATGAGACCGACATTACTGAACCATCTATTTTGGCCTATAAGGCTGCGTCTGAACTTGCCCTTAGAAAGAATGAAGACGTATTGCACGACAGATTACTTACAAAATCTGATAGAGCATTGGCTCAATTAAGAAAGGTTGATGAACCTAAAATTAAGAGTGAGTTTGGCAGGGTTACAAACTACGAATCCAATGTGTCGGACTTGGGAGTGTACCGAGATCCCAACGATTACCCGACAGGATTAGTATAAAAAGAGCATTGATGCCCACTAATATATGAAAATAGACAAGTATAATTTATCGGGAGGGATGAATCAAAAGACTTCCCCTCTATTTATAGCTGACAATGAGTGCGAATTAGTCCAGAATTACCATATGGATAACTTAGGTTCTCTGACAAAGAGAGCAGGGATTGCCAACCTGATAGGACAGACGGTTAATGATAAGGCGATAACTGGCCTCTATTTCTTTGCTGATAATATAGGAACAGACTATACTAATCTCTTAGTTAGGGTCAGCACTTTTATAAAAAAGATTACAACTAATGCTTGGGCTAATTCTCTGGCGACTGGCTTAACAGATGGAGCACAGGGATATTTTGCCACCTTTATAGATTATGTTTTCCATACGGACGGAGGGAACTCCGCAATGGCTTCTTCTGCTGACCTATCTACTTGGGGAACAACTAATTGCCTTGCTACTTTAAAACCAAAATATGTTTGCCAATGGGAAGATAGGGTCTATGCTTTAAATGACGCTTCTTCTACCGCGTACCCTTCCCGTATCTATTGGTCTCCTTTACCCTCTGGAACGCCCTTAGCTATAACTTGGGCTCCAACTACAGATTATGCTGATATTAACCCTGATGATAATGATGAGATAACTTGGGGAGAACCGTTCGGTACGAAAATGCTTATCTTCAAAACAAAAGCAATTTATAATTGGACTTTCGGACAAGTTGAACCTGATAAACTAATTGAGGTTGGGACACCTGAAGGAAGAACTGTTAAGCAAACACAGGGTATTTGTTTCTTTGCTAATGAGTATGGAGTCTATGCTTATACCGGCTATGGAAAACCTTTAAAAATATCAAAGAAAGTGCAGGGGTTTATAGATGCCGTAACTTCTTGGACTTCCACTCGCGCAGAAGTTGATGATGACCATTACTGTTTGTATATTGGGGATGTAACCGTAGGTGGTGTGGCTTATTCAAAAGTAATGCTAGTTTATACTCTCTCTATTAAGGGTTGGCATTTTGAAACTTATCCTTTTGCAATTACGGCTATGGCGCGCTTTCGAAGATTAACAACTGGCACTACGGAGATTTATGATACTATCTACTTAGGGGATGATGATGGTTATGTATATCGCAAAGGAACGGGAACTGCTGATTATAACGGAACTACAATTGCTAACATTAATGGTAGAATTATAACAAAAGAATATCCTCTGTTTGATTTTCCAAAGACTTCCCAATTACAGAACCTATGGTTTCTTGCCCAGAAAGGAACTGGAGCAAGGGTTAATTATCGGATAGACAGAGGAGACTGGAAACCTTGGAAGGATTTGAAGCAACGCATTACGGAAGGAGCATTAAGCGGCAGGGCAAAGACAATACAATTCTCTATAACTGATAACTCCCAAACTCAATCGCAAATAGAAGGGTTCTCGGTTGAAGTAAAAGGGGAACAAGAAACAAGGAGGGTAATATCTAAATGAGTGATATAAAAACATACGACCAAGAGGGTTATGATGATTATCTTAACGCAGATGATTCTCTTTTGAATTCAAGGGGAGAAGTAAATCCAACCGCAGAAGCGATACAAGGTGGTGTTAATACCCAACCGGTAACGGTTGACCAGATACCCGAGAGAAGCATCCCTGCTTCAAAGATGGAATGGAACTTGCGAGGATGGACGCACACAATGGTTTTCTCTGCGTCAGATCAGGACACTGTAGCTTGGGCTTTGGGTACTTTAACATTAAATGATGGAACCGCTTTCGCGATAGGTGCTGGAGATACGGGCAATATGGCTGCCCTAACATATATTTATTTTGATGTTAATAAATCAAAAGTTGCTTTACAGGTAACTACTACAGCTACTACGGCTATGGGCGTTGGAAAGATTATTATAGGGGTAGCGCAGAATAATGCTGCTGCCGGCAAGGACGCTACCTATCAGGTGTTTGGTGGTGCAGGAGGAGTCGGTACATATATCAGTGGTGCAGATATGATAGCAGCCAATATTATTACGGCTAACGAGATGAATGTGAACTCGTTATCCGCCATTACTACTACTACAGGAACTTTAATAGTAGATTCTGCAGGTTATTTAAGAGGAGGACAAACAGCTTATAATACAGGAGCAGGATTCTTTCTCGGATATTCAACTAGTGCTTATAAATTTTCAATAGGTGATGGAACATTAGATAATAGTGTTACTTGGGATGGAACAGATTTATATATTAAAGGTTCGTTATTTGCGCAACAAGATATATTCGGAGATGGTTCTGATAGTGATGTAACTATTAGTGTAGATACAAATTTAACAGTAGATAAATTTTATAATAATTTAACAATAAATTCAGGAAAGACACTTAATCCTTCAGGATTCAGAATATTTGTAAAAGGAACTCTAACAAATAACGGAACTATAGCGAGGAATGGAATTGCAGGTTCAGGGACAACAGGTGGAGATGTCTTAGCATCAGGTTCTCTTTATGGGGCATTAGTAGGGGCAAATGGAGGTGCAGGAGGTGAACATTGGGGAAATTATACTGGTCAGATAGGTTTTACTGGAGCTTCACTTGCTAAAGGATTAGGAAGTAATGGAAGTTCAGGTGGTGCAGGAGGAGCTGGCGCTTATGCTGCAGGAGGAGCTGGTGCAGGCGGAACTGTTACTGGCACAGTTTATAATTATCCGAGAAATTCTGTAGCTGCTTATATGCTTTATGACGGTCTCCCAGCAGGCGATATAATAAAATCAAATGCTGCAGCTGGTGGAGGTGGAGGAGGTGGACACGGCAATGGAGGTGGACACGGAGGAAACGGAGGAGGTGCAGGTTCAGGAGGTGGAATAGTAGAAATCTTTGCCAGAACTCTGGTAAATAATGGTTCAATAGAAGCAAAAGGAGGTGCAGGAGCTGATGGAACAGTTGGGGAGAATTATTCTTCATTAGGAAATCACGGAGGGTCAGGTGGAGGTGGAGGCGGTGGCGGTGGAAATGGGGGAATCATTATTCTTATTTACGCTTCTAAAACAGGAGCTGGGACTACCGATATTACTGCAGGAGCTAAAGGGATTGGAGGAATTGGAGGTCAGGATTATTACGGAGATTACGGAGCAACAGGAAGCGATGGAGTCATTGGTACTGTTGGCAAATTAATTGAATTAAATGTATGACATACATATTTAGAGTTAGTTTTAATTTACATACATCAGGACATTTGTATATTCCAGGATTAGATAAAGTAATATTTGAAATTGATAATGAATTAACTTTAATACAACAAGAGCAATTAAAAACAAAAATATCCCAATGGTTTACAAATAAACTGGGATTAATAACAGAAATTAACTTGGAACAAATTATAAAATAAATTAAATAACAATATGGCATTAACAGCGGCTCAACAAGCATTAGTTTCACAAGCAATATCCCAATCAGTCGCGAGAGGAGGGATTACTTCAAGCCAGGCGGCATTAGCAGGACAAGCGTTGTCAGGTTCAGTTGCGGCTTCAGCTGCAGCTCCAGCGGCAGCAGCTCCGGCAGCAGTATCAGCTGCACCTTCTTCGGGTTTAGGTTCTGCAGCATATACCCAGCAACTTATAACTCAAGGCAATACTCTCGGAGCAGCAGCCTCGCAGCAGACAGGTATTCCTTATACTCCTGTTTCAGTTGGAACTCCAGCAACTTCAGCTATAGGGGCAGGACAGACCTATCTTACAGCACATCCGGGGATGACAGAATTACAGGTTAAAGACTTGTACCGAACGCAGGGTTTAGATACAAAACTAAGAGAATGGAGGGGAACGGCAGAACAATGGAAAGCGATGTCCACTTTTGAAGAGATAGCCGCAGGAGTTGCGAAAGCGACACAACAGACAGCACAAATTGCTCCTCAAGTTCAGACCTTACAAATGGCAAAGGATGCGGGTATGCCCGTTACTGGTACAACTTCTGTTGAATCAGCAGCTACTTATCTAAGAGAGCAAGGCATAACTCCTCCAAAACTTATTACTGATGAAACCAAAGAGATACCTACCATTGAGGATACAACAACAAAACTTACCCCCGATACCGAGAATGTCCAGATGGATTCTACTGATATTACGGATATTATAAATGAGATTACCTCCGGAGAATTTACAACTCCGGGTCTGGAATTATCAGAAGAAGCGGCAGCAGCAGGCAAGGCAGATATTGAAAGAAATGCAGCAGAAGCTCTAAAGACTTTGCAACAGAACCTAGCAAAGAGGGGAATGACTTTCTCCGGCATCAGGACAGAAGCAGAAAAAGGTCTGGCAGCAGAATCCCTATCAAAGATGTCAGGAATAAGCCGTGCTCTAGCTGGAGCAATTATTAACGCTGCCACACAGGAACAGAAGAGAAGAGAATCAGCAATCGCTGCCCAACAAAAAGCCCAAAGCGAAGCATTAAAAGCAATGGGATATGTGGTGAATCCTTACACTGGCAAGATGGAGAAGACAATGGAAAGAGAGAAGATGGAACAGCCGGACTACCAAACAGTCAGTTCTGGTGGAAATATATTTGAATATGATAAAGGTACTGGTGCTCTACGCCTTATGTATGAAGCACCGCAGGAAGAGAAAGATGCTGATATTAAGTTCTTTGAAGATGCTTATGGCAATATTACAAAGGTGGTTTCTGATCCAGTATCTGGAGCTGAATTCTACAGAGAAAATCTAGGAGCTATAGGAAAAGGATTTAAGGATACAGAAGGTAAGATTACCTCTGCAGATAGAATGGATCTAGTTGACACATTTATCCAAGGTAGGACAGGAGATGACGGTTTAATATCTGCTGGGACATATGTGGAATCATTAAGAACGTGGATAGCTAATGAGGGAAATGAAAGTGAATTTAAAGCTGCTTATCCGCCGGAAGCGTTTATGGGTTCTTGGGAAATAGCAAAACTGCCGGCTAATCTAAAGGTTAAGACTCCGGATGTAAGTGATACCGAACAATACCGCAAAGACTTTAATAAGAAAGCAGCTGAAGTAAATGCAGGAAAGAATAAAAAACAAGCTATCAAAGAACTGCAGGCAAAATACCCTGACAGGTATGACGAGATTAAAGAAGCAATGGAAGCTATCTTTTAATTAAAACTAATAGGATTAAAAAACTATGGCTAATTTCGACAAAGCGCTCGAACTTAATTATGCGCCTGAAATTACCGGCTACGGAGATACCGGTCTTATTGATATTGAGTTCAAGCCACAAAAAACAACAGGAGAAAAAATAAAAGGGGTTGGCAAATCCATCTTTGAATCCATTATTGAAGCTCCGAAAGGGGTAGCGATGGCTGGCTTTCGTTTAACTCCAGCTTATAGAGAAGCTGTCCGGTCGGAAGAAACGATGTTGGCTACCGAAAAGCGTTTGCGTGCTTCTCTTGATAAGATGCCCGTTAGTGATCCCTTGCGTATTCAATATGAAAACTTTGATAAAGAGGAAGTACCGACAATTTCAGTTGTTATGCCTCCTCGTAATGCTCGTCAAGTTGCCGGTGATATAGCAGAAACTGTTTTATTGGCAGCACCGATACCTATTATCAGGGGTTTAAAAGGATTGCCTTGGTTAGCGAAAGCTGCTCGAGGTATTCTTATCGGAGGAGCATTTGGCGGAGCGACTGCTATGCGCCAAGACGAGTGGGATTGGAATAATGCCGTAACCTCTGTCGGACTTGGGGCAGTAATAGGGGCAGGAGCTGAATTTGCTATCCCTGCGGTGGGAAAAGGCGCGGGTTTTATATTAAAAAGAGTAGGAAAGAAAGTTGCACAAGCTGGACAAAGATTAGGCGAGACGTCGATCGGAAAAACTATGATTAGTGTAAGGTCTCGTTTGGAAACCCACTATGGTCAGGAGGGCAAGGATATTATAAATAAATTCTTATTAGCAGATGAAGAGAAACTTTTACGAACCGGTCAGGTTTTAAATACGCTTGAAGATACCGGCTTTTATAAATTAACAAAAAGAGAAAGCGATAATGTTGTTGACTTACTAGAGGGACGGGCAAAGACTGCTGTTACTAACGAAGCAAAAACATCTTTTGACTTTATTGATAAATTAAGAAAGGGATTTGCACAAGAAGCTTCGGAAACTAAATTACAGATTCGTCTGGCAAAAGGACAAAAAGTCCCTTTTACCCCCAAGGAAAATTATTATCCCCGTGATGTATTTCAGCCTGCGGTTCTAAAGAAAGGAGCTATTAGGCAAGAAATACTTGAAGGGTCTGTTCGTATAGGCCGTTTTAAAGATACAGAAGAAGCGGGAAAAGTTCTTGATGGTTGGATTCAAATAGTTGAATTAAATGGAAGGAAAACAGCAACTAATACTTTCGTAGACAATATGATTAAGACGGGACAAGCAAAGACAAAAGATGAAGCGTGGGGAAAAGTCATAAGGTATTTTAAGAGATCCCTTTTCTCAAAGTTCGGACATTTAGAATATGCCCGTGAGTTTGATTTTCCTTTCTATGACACTAATCCTCAGAGAGCTATAACTAAATGGGTTCTTGGTTCTATAGATAGACTGGAAACGGTTAAAACTTTTGGAATAAGTGGAGAAGAAATAGCTACACGGATAGGCACTATAAGAAGAAAGATGGGAGAAGATACGGCAAAAGAGGTAGGCGAGTTGGTGAATATCTTGACTAAAGAAGCACAACATACTACCGGCTTTGGGCGTGCCTCTCTAATTATCCGTACTCTCCAAACTCCTAAACTTGCCTTTACTCAAATTATTAACCTAGGACAGAATGTTAATACCTTATTGGCTACCGACCTTCCTTCTTTCGCAAAAGGAATATCATCCGTCTTTACAAAAATGGGTAGGTCTACCGCTGTTAAATCAGGAGCTACTATAGATAGTGTAATCCAACAGACCATTGAATTGGGAGTTGGAGGTGAACAGCGCTTCGCTCGTTTATTCCTTAAATATAGCGGTTTTCAATTAACAGAAAGAGTTAATAGAATCGTGGCTTCTAATGCCGGTATCGCATATACCCAAAAGAGTTTTAAGATGTTATTAAAGAAACCGGATAGCCGAGTGTTAAAGCAAAGGCTTACAGAAGTGGGCATTAATGCCGAAGAAGCTATGAGTAGGGGTTATCTGACGGAATTAGAACTATTAAGGGCAGGACAGAAAGTATCCAACTTTACCCAATTTAGATATAGACCGGCAGATTTCCCAGCTTTCTACAACTCTGACTTTGGAAGATTGGCTTTCCAATTTAAAAGTTTTGCCTATAACCAGACCCTATTCCTTAAGAACCAAATATCCCGTGATATAGCTACCGGAGATCCGACTAAGATGTTTCGTACTCTAATGGTTCTAGGTTTAATATTTCCAATGACGGGAGAAATTACCCGCGATATCCGTAGTTTAATTACCCAAGAGAAGCGACCTACAAAATTTTTAGACAGATACTTAGAAGATATAATGTCGGTAGGTGGAGCTGGTATCTTAACTGACCTATATCAGAGTGCTAAATATGACAGGCTGGCAGAGTCTTTAATCGGGCCAGCTCTTGGTTCAGCTACTCAAGCTGTTACTGCTATAACAAAAAGCTTAGGGGAAGGCAAAATTACGCCAAGTAGGGCGCGTCAGATGCTTAGCCTAGTCGGCCCCCTAGCTACATATCCACATAAATGGTTATTCCCTTCTAAATACGAGGAAACGCAGGAAGAACAGAGTGTTCTTGAGACTCTACAAGAGAAGAAAGAAGATCTGGATTGGAAGAAGGGAGGGATGAAACTGGAACTTGAACAATGAAACCAATCATAGATACTGAATTAGAAGTAGCTGCACTTGGAATTTTGGGTGTTCTTATCTTGGAAATTGTCGCCTTACTCAAAGGAGTTGATGGAATAATGTTTGGTGCAGCGATGGTAGCAATAGGAACTATTATCGGCTGGGTATTTAAAACCTATCGTGTGAAATCAAAATAGCCCTTGACAACCCTCTTTCTTTATTGGTAAAATGGGGTAATAAGATGAAAAAGAAAGACATAAACGCAAAGTATTTTGCACAAAGAACCACAATGGTGATTCTTATTTATATTCTTAGCGCTTTTATTCTTTTATACATATTAAAAAAATGAAACAAACGGGTCATCCCTATTTTTATAAACTCTTACGGGAGATAGAAGATCTCCACAATAGGAAGAACGCGGACTATCGCACAGTTAAAGATCCTCTCGGAAACTTTAAGATGTGCGAACAAATGGGAGTTAGTCCCTTTGTGGGTTGTTGCGTCCGTATCTCTGATAAATATGCTCGCTTATCAAATTTAATGTCAAAGGGGTATGCAGAGGTTAAGGAGGAAACCGTTGAGGATACCCTTAAAGATCTGGCTGTTTATTCCTTGATAGCCATATGCTTATTAAAGGAAAAAAATGGCAAGCAAGTGGACAAAAAGGGAAGATAAAATATTAGAAGAGGATTACTCTACTAATACTAATAGGGATTTGGCATCAATGCCCGAATTGGAGAGGCATACTCTCCGGTCTATAGAACAGAGGGCACGGATGCTCAACTTACATAAAGATAGTTCTTTTATAAGCAAGACAGTATCCCGGACAAACCGGGAAAGAAAGGAGGTTGACCCGATGGATCTCGCCAAGACCAACACGCAGGAACTGTTGGAGGAACTCTCAAGGAGAGGGTTCATATCAAGCCAGAGGGAAGTCGGTATCAACCTGCGATACAAGTTCCCTCGTTCATTGAAGCCCTTCAAGCTGGGCATAGTGTCAGACACCCATTTGGGTTCTGTCCACCAGCAGAGGACGCTTCTGCACGAAGCCTACGCCATATTCAAGGCGGAAGGCATAAGGGACGTTCTCCACGCGGGAGACCTTGTTGAGGGAAACGGACACCTCTACAGGGGACAGCAGTTCGAGATGTTCGTTCACGGGGCAGACGCTATGGTGGAATACGCCGTAGAGAACTACCCCAAAGTGGAAGGAATCACCACTCACATCATCGGTGGTTCACACGACTATTCCTTCTATAAGTCAGAGGGATATGATGTTCTGGCCGCCATAGCAGACAGGCGGAAGGACATAAAGCATCTCGGCATATCGGGAGCGTGGCTGACCTTTGGCCGGATACTCGTGTATTTGATGCACGGAGACCAAGGCAACGCATACGCCCGATCCTACCGGATGCAGAAGATTATCGAGCAGTTCCCTGCCGGGGAAAAGCCCAACCTCTTGCTGTTAGGACACTATCACGTGTCCTGTGAACTGCCGTCTTACCGCAGCGTGGCTGGTTTCCAGCTTCCCTGCTTCCAGACGCAGACGCAGTATATGAGGGCGAAAGGACTCTCACCCGACATCGGCTTCTTGATACTCACTATCTTCCCTGACGTGAAGGGGATAGCCCACTTCCAGCCCGACTGGCGGTTCTTCTACGTCCCGGTAAAAGGAGACTTCTGATGGAGAGCATATGGTTGCTACCGGCAAGAGGATGTACCGAGGTTATAGTGCTTGAACTCGAAGAGGATCTCGCCATAGAGACCACCAAGAAGATAATGCGGTTCAAGCATTTCCAGCCTGACTGCCAGATGGTCATAGCCGTGCAAAAGACCGGAGAAAGAGAGGTGGAATTCCACTTCGTAGATGCGTGGGTCAACCTTGATGGGAAGGCTATAGGGAGGAGGCCTTGAAAAAGAGACGACACCACGAGAAGGTATGGTATTGCCTTAAGAAGCGGAACTATCCGTCCCGCAAGAAGGTCAATACCTACTGCACTAAGGTCGGGTGCAAACACCTGACAGCAAAAAAGGGGGGGCGGAGGAGTAAAACCGCCCCCCCACAAAACTTATGAAAGAAAAAAAAGAAGAACCAACAGAATTAGAAAAGGCCGAATGGGAAAAAGAGGTAAAAAGGATGGAAGCTAATGACCCTTTTAATTAAATCTATACAAATGAAACCTAAATCTATACAACCACTAAAAAAAAATGATAGAAGATAACAAAATTTACTATGGCTATGGCTATGGCTCTGGCTCTGGCTATGGCTATGGCGATGGCTATGGCGATGGCTATGGCTTTGGCTCTGGCTTTGGCTCTGGCTCTGGCTTTGGCTATGGCTATGGCGATGGCTCTGGCTATGGCTCTGGCTCTGGCTATGGCTATGGCTCTGGCTCTGGCTATGGCGATGGCTTTGGCTCTGGCTTTGGCTATGGCGATGGCTATGGCTTTGGCTATGGATAACAACTAATAAAATCTCTAACCAATAAAGGTCGGATAATAATAAATAAACAATAAAAATTTTATGAAAGATTCACCAAAAATAATAAAAATAGACAATGAGGAGTATATTAAAAAAGATGATTTTACACCAGCAAAAAAAGTAAATGGGTTGGATTATGTAGTAGTCCGCACTTATTCTGCTGGAGTATTCGCTGGCTATCTTAAAAGCCGTGACGGTAAAGAGGTTAAACTTTTAAATGCCCGAAGAATATGGCAATGGTATGGTGCGGCTTCCTTGTCCCAATTAGCAATGGAAGGGACAAAAGAACCAGGTAATTGTAAGTTCGCTATGCCCGTCAACGAAATTGACTTAACCGAGGTAATAGAAATAATTTATGCTTCCGAAGAAGCACGAGGAAATATAGAAAGTGTGCCTATTTGGAAGAACTAAAAAAAAATGATAGAAGATAACAAAATTTACTATGGCTATGGCGATGGCTCTGGCGATGGCTATGGCTTTGGCTATGGCGATGGCTATGGCTTTGGCTATGGCTATGGCTCTGGCTATGGCTATGGCTATGGCGATGGCTCTGGCTTTGGCTCTAGCTATGGCTATGGCGATGGCTCTGGCAATGGCTCTGGCTATGGCTCTGGCGATGGCTATGGCTTTGGCTATGGATAACAACTAATAAAATCTCTAACCAATAAGATATGAAATTTACAAAACCATATAAATCAGCAAATAAAAACCAAATATCCTGTCCTTTCGGGGCAATAGATTTAGCCCATAAAGTGGGACATACGGGAACAGATTTTTATTCTTCTTACGGGACTTTTTTAGTAGCCCCAGAAGATGTTTTAATAGAGAATATTGTTGACGGCAAAACCATTACCACCACCTATGACGAACTGCGGAAGGGCTACGGGATTTGTATGATTTCACAGGAAAGTTCGGGCGTTATGCATTTATTCTGGCACTGCCTGCCAGTATTTCCAGTAAAAATCGGGCAGATAGTAAGACGGGGGGAAATTGTGGCACAGATGGGTAATTCAGGATTAGTCTATTCTGGCGGTGCATTTGTTCCATTAGAAGAAAGGACTAAAACAAAAAAGGGAACACATCTGCACTGGGAAGTATTCAAGGTTAATTCAAAGGGTACAAGGGATTATTTTGATTGCGTGCCTTGGATAGATTGGAACTTGCCAGTTAATTACAATATTATCACGGCAATTAGGAATATACTTTTAACAATGAAGAATATATTTAAATAAAAATATGACAAAAACACAGTGCGATAAATGTAAAAAAGAAACAGATAATTATATCCGATATGAAGGGGCGGAATTATGCAAAGATTGTGAAAAAGAATTTCGGGATAGATTAAGCAAGATTAGAATCGAAACAGACAAGAAAGAAAAAGAACTTCAAAAAGAGTTCGGATTATAACATTGCTATCCGACTATCCTGTGGAACTTCCACTCGGCGAAACAGGGCAACTACGGATTAGCTGACAGGCGATTATCCTAACCTGCCAAAAAGTCCCATTGTAGGGCACAGAGTGGCAGGGGAGGAACAAACGGCAGGATAAGTCGTCCTCCCCTGACTATGGAAATAATGATTAAAGGTCGCAGTAAATAACGATAACTTGAACTGAAGTACCCATTAAGCGATACCTTCAGTTCAAAGAGCGATAAATGACAAAATTAACTTTTCTAACATCAACTCGTTTCTGGGCATTGGTAGCCATAGCTTTAGTTAAGTTATTAGAATCTGAGGCTGTATTAACCCCCGAAGTTTCTAATTCATTGGTAGTAATCCTTGGTGGCTTCACTGTCATAAGAACAGTTGATAAATTCGTAAAGTAAAAATGGGAAAAGAATAGGCTACGCGGTTATACTCCCAGTTATTTTCCTTGTGCTCTTACTGGGTAATTCCCTGACCGCCAAAGCCCCACAACCTTCAGTTAGCGTGAATTATAATGAGTTATTCCTGAAAGCTGAATATGTACCACCTATTGGCGATTTTATGGAGCTGGCTGAAGGCAAATACCCTGAATATGTACCACCTATTGGCGATTTTATGGAGCTGGCTGAAGGCAAATACCCTGAATATGCGAAACTACTCTATTGTATGTGTAAATATGAAAGCAACTTTAATCCTTATGCGACAGGAGACCACGGCTTAGCGATTGGTTGGTTTCAGATACACATAGTTGCGCATTATATGTCATATAATTGTGCAACAGACTTGGAATGTTCTATGGCATATACTGTAAAGCAGATTAAATCGGGAAATGGTCACTTATGGAGCACATATTATAAATGTTTAAATTAATATTATGCCAAAAACAGCAACTCCGGTCTTAGATCCGGAGGAAAAAACAGAAGAGGAGGAAGATGAGGAGGAGGATGAGAGTGAGGGTTTCGATCCCTCTCCTGACGATTGGTAGTCTTTTTCTGGGCTATACCTGACCCCTAGGGAACTATATTTTTTACGGGTAGTCTTCTTATAAAAGACCCGGAACATTCTTTTTAGGCTCTATTGCCACAAATTTCCCTATACGGTTATGGGTAATCTGGATAACACAAAACCCCCGTTTTATCGAGGGTTTTTGTGTTTGGGAAAGCAGGTTTTATAACTGCATTATCTCTATCTTAATATTATTCTCCTTGCCTAATACTTTCTGCGCCTGCAATAAATAAACCCTTCTGTCATCATAGATATACCCTTTCTTGGTAATAATATCCAGTATCGGCTTGATGAAGTTGTCTAAGTCGCAGTTATTCGGCTTCTGCAGGGCAAAGGTTAGATTGACAGCAACCTGTCCGTCTATTCTCTTTTTCTTGGGCAGGCGCAGGAGCATCTCCTGCTCAAATACCTTATACGCTCCGGTCTTGAAACGGCGACCCTGCCAAATTTGATTTACGGATAAGGGTTTAATATCTACTTTTACATTTATATTCATACGCTTTACAATTTACTTTACAATTCTTTCTTATCACTTGCTGATTCCTTTTCTTTCTTCTCGGTTATTATAATCAGCTTTCCTTCTTCCGTGTTAATCGATTCAAAGTTATATCTCTCCTGATTCCAGATATTGTTATTGGCACGGAAAGGCATTATAACCTCAAATTTCTCCCTCTTGAAGACATTTTCCATATCTTCTGGTCTTGTATGGTTATTGTTATTCATAATTTCTTAAGTTCCCGATGGAACTTCCTTAATTCTCTTTGAATTATTTCCCATAACATAGGGCAGGGTCTGTATTCATAGAACAAGGGATTATTCCATTCTTTTACATACCCCACATACACGGGTTTATTAAATAGACGATGCTGGGCTTCCAGTTGCGGTCTGTGCCATTCCTTAATACTACCCGGCAATATCATAGGTGCTTTCAGTTCCAATATGCGATCTTCTAAGGAGAAATCAGCTATGGCTACAAGAACGAAATCGTCTATCTTAAGCTCTTTCTTCTCCTGATATTCATACTTAATTTCGTTGTAATCAAGAATTTTCTTAAGAGTGTCCTCCTTTTCAATGCCTCTCTGGATATGAGAACAAGATAGCAGGTTTTTCTTTGCGTCCTTAAGGAAATTCTCGGGGAGTAATTCTCCCGTCATTATTGCCCATAAATCAGAGACCCAATAACGCCCTACTTCTCTTTTATGCGCACTTTCCCGATTTACATATTTTTTTAGCAGTTCCTTGAGGTTCATTTTCTTTTTTTCCCTTAATATGGTCTATCAGCTCTTTTACGCTATCCAGACTTAACTCATTTTCTTGTTTGAAGCGTATGCTCAATATTTCACACTCTATTTCGTTTAATATGCAATATATCTTTAGTTTATATGTTATCATCTTTATTGTCGTTTTTATTTCCCTTCGCATTGGGGAAATTAAACTCGGTTGCCTGTTCTTCTACTTCCGGTGGAGCATAACTAAAGGCGTAGTCTATTGCTTTTTTGCATACCTTCAACACCTCTTCTATGATCGGGTCTTTCTCAGCTCCGCACTTTATAATATAACTATTAACGCACTTGCAGAATAATTCTCTTTTCTCCTTAAGATTCCAATTTTGATCTTTCATTTGTTTTTATTTTATTTTTTTTAATATCTTCTTCCCACTCCCTACAATCTCTACATCTCCACGAGGGCTTATTTTCTTTGCTATAATTCCAAGTCCTCATTTCTTTTATCCAATAATGCTTATGGGGTGGTTGTGGTTTAGGTTTATTCCAGAACATATTAGAATTTCTTTTCTATTTCTTCAGCTTTGTTTATTTCGACCTTTGGAATTCTATGCCTCGATTGGCAGACCTTGCATATTGCCCAGAATTCTATGATATGGGTGCACTCCTGCAGGTCTGACAGAGGCATATCTCTGACTCTTAACATCTTTTTAAACTCTGAATCAGAAGGAGCGGAACGCGCCATACCTACCAGCTCATCCACCTTCTTCCTGTCTTTTACATCACCCCCTTTTAATAGTGGAACTGCAAGGGCTAAGCGCGAGTAGTGTATGTCCTCTAATTCTGAAGTCTTGTATTTGTAGTATTGGATAAATATATGGTAGAGGTCGATATAACGCTCTGCTGTTCTCCGAGATCCGTAGAACTCCCTTGCCCACAATTCCCAAGTATAAGTGCCATCCGTATCTTTATAATAATAGAGTTTCCTATCTTTAATCTGTCCCAATAGAGAG